AGCGCTCCCCTCGAAAGCTGGTTATTGTCACGCAGGGTCACATCGGGCGCTGCGACGGAAAAGATTTTGTTATAGGGCTGGTCATGACCAGCCCCTACATCAATAACAGAACCAATCTGGACAGCCCGCATAAAGGCCTGGTATAAGATGTCCTCCAAAACCCACACAAAATATTCCTGTCTTTTGATCAGAAACTTCTCAGGCGGGGCTTGCATGGCTTCAGCTGTGGCGACATTCACTTCACCACCTTCCCCACGCCAATGCGGAGGGAAGCCTGAGCCGGCATCGATCATATTCCTGACTGCCTTCATATCGTGGCCAGCATCAGCTCCACGCAGGCTGGGGGTGATGGTTTCCCAGGTCTCGCTTTCATCCTTGACTACGATCGATCCGCTTTCGGGTGCGCTTCCGTATTGAACGGACTTGGCTTCGACTTTGTTTGAAGGGACGGTAACCAGGTAAAGAAAAGCCCTGGCAGCCCAATGAAGTCTTACACGGTCCTCCAGCATCCTACTATACCGAAGCAACCAGGGGATAATCGTGGTCAGGTCACTCTCACCCATCAGCGCACCCATGGGTCTATTTACGGAATAGTGCAGCATGACAGCATCCGCTGCAGCTGCATCGGGTTGATCAGGAGAGAGCCAACGTTTGGGCTCGAACTCGCCGACAGTGGGTATCTCCCAATAGACGAGCTCAGTTTCCCAATCGTTGGGAGAGGTCTCGATCTTTTGAATGTTATCCTTGGTGACAAAGCGGATATAACTCATGCCGTCAAACAAATTGCGGAACAACAATACAAACAAGTCACCGGACCTGCTCAGCTCTTCGACCATGGCTGACAGGCGCAGGTCCATCCTATTCTTGCGATGGTCCCAAAACGCATGAATAAACGCATCGAGCTCAGCGATCGGGGAGGTGAAGCTGATACCTTCGCCCACCACGTAATTTACTGTGGTGGCGATCACCCGCCAGGCCATGGGGTTCTTGCGCCAGGCGGTGAGCGCATCGGTGTACAACTCCTGGATCTCGCCCCAGCTGCGATCGTGCTTGCGCCCGCTGATGGTCTGCCAGTGCTCATCCGTGATCAAGTTGGGCGTGATGGTTGTGAATTGCTCGGTCACTTTGGGACTAAACAATTTTGTAAAGATACTCATTTAACAACCTCCATATATCGATAGTCTTTTTGCTCAACGCAGGACCAACCACGATTATGCCTGATCCAGACGTCATTACCGCCAAGGTCCTCCAACGTCACCACTTCGCCTTTAGCCAGGTGTCCCAACTCTCTTGATGATTTTGAAGGCAGTTGGCGGATATGGAGATCTTCAAAGTACGATCGTAACCTGGTCTTGTTATAAATCGGTGGGTCAATGGCCTGGTAATTACCAAACCAATCTCTAGCTTTATTGAGTGGTCCATTGAACCAGTCGCCATCCGCACACTCACTGCAGCCAGGAAAATAAAAATGTTTAGAAAACTGCCAGATATCCCATTGATCAAAGCCATTGGGTAACAATGGTTTTGAGCTCACCGTGTAATGTGCAACGATCAAACTCATGCCACGCACCCAGGATGGGTATGACGTCTTTGTAGCATCATTCCAATAACCAGCTGAGGTATAAATGGCGACCTGGCAGCTGCTGAGCTCACGCACTTTAGCAATGAATTTTTTAAGATTAGGCTGGAATTCGTCATAATCGGAGGGGTACTTCTCGACATCAACGATCAGCTTTTTATAACCATCGCCGGCAGTGGTGACAAAATGTCTGGCCTGGTGAATTGGATCCAGATCTGGATGGTAATAATGATAGGCTGAGTGTGGGATGCCAAGCTCACTGCAGGCTTGTTTGTTCGCAATGAAGAACGGATCAACGAAACTCGTTCCTTCGGTGCACTTGTAATAAACGAATGGCAGCCATCTTGCAGCTGCAACCCAATCGATGCACCCCTCCCAACCTGAAACATCGACACCGAGCGTATATATATTAATCAAAGTGATCCTCCAGAATGTCTTTAGCTACAATCACGTGGCTTTCACCGATCCCCCAGGTCTCTTGATCCAGCAAGCTAATCAAGGCTGCTGAAACGATGTAATCATCGTGCAGCAGGTCACCATTGGAAATGTCTCTGGTCCCATCGGGGACAGACCAACGCATAACCTTACCTGGACCTTCCATGATCTCATACGTGCAATACTCGAGCTGGCGCATCATTTCCGGATCGAACGGCGAATACTCTTTGAAGCGATCGGTCTCAATGATGGCAATAAAGTCCCAGCCCAGGTCTGATTTACTCACCTGGCTGAATTCGAAGGGAATTACCTTCGTACCTAACTTGTCCATGAGAAAGCTGGCCAGGCCGGCTCCGACGCCGGTTGCATCGATGATCAGCTTTACCGGCGCCCAGCTGCTATTCAGTCCGATGATCACCGAGTACAGCGTGCTGTGCTTGGCACCGATCCACGATAAACGGTTGACTACCCTGTAGATCGGTTTGGAGATTACCTGGTCCGACCTGGGGATTTCGAGCTCGAAGATGGTCAGCACGGTGCTATCTCTCTTCGGGTTTGATAGCATGGTGCTATCGGTGAAGACGGTTTCATCCTGGCCGGCAACATCGATGGTGAAGCAATAGATGTGTCCAGGGATCGGTCTTGTCTGCTGGGCATGATCACCTTGCATGAGTGCTCTTCGATCGAGCGGAAACATGCCACCCTCGTTATCGATCTCTTCACAAAAGTACTGCGTGCGGACCATGGGATTGTTGCGTCCTAACCTGGTGATCTGCTCGTCAACGAATTTCTTATAGGCCGGCACCTCCTGACCCACTTCATCGGCTGTGAGAACAAAGGCTCGGCGAATACCGTCTGCTTGCTCAGCCAGGCGAGCTGCACGCAGCTCACGAGCGAGCAGGGTTCGAGAAGTCCAGGCGGTGCCCCAAAATACACGTGTAGCGTTGGTGGAAGCTGCCATGGGGGCGATCTCCTTGTCCCATTTGGAGATTTCAATGTCCTGCGCTTCGTCACATTCGAGCAACAGATTGGCGGTTGCGCCAACGATCGAGGTGGTGGGTGATCCGCTGAGAAAATGGATCATGGCTGTGCCAAACTGATAGATGTACCCCGACCGCTTTTCCCAGCGTCCGCGGCTGATCATATTGCGTTTGAGCACCCTTTCAAGGCGCCGCATGGCATTCAGTGATTGTGGTTTCCAGGTAGGGGAGATTTTTACCATTTCTATTTCTTGCACTGAGAATACACTGAGCAGGTAGGCCTCGATCTGGGCTTGCACTTCGTTCTTTCCAGATTGGCGTGGGAAGATGATGACGAATGAGAGACCTTTGTCTTTAATGGCTGAATCGATAATGGCATTGGCTACCTGTATTTGATAAGAACGTAATCGGATGCGACTGCCTACGGCGGAAAACAGGGCTGCATCCCGTAGCAGGTCCTCGTATGCCTGGATAAGTTTTTTGTCCATTTGTGTTCATGGATTTAGTAGGCTGCGTAGAAGTGCGATCACCGAGAGCAAACCCCCACCAACTGCCAGGCTGACCAGCAGCTTGAACTGGGTGGCGCTTTCGGTGAGGTCGCGCAAGCGTTTTTCGAAATCGGCTGCCTGGTCTTCGAGAGATTTCAAGCGCAGGGAGTTGACTTCAGCCTGGTGAGCCTGTTCCGCCTCCAGGGTGGAAATCTCTGCCCGGATCAGGTCCAGGGTATGTCCAAGCTGTTCGGCGATCAGTTTGAATTGCGAATCATCTTGATCAACGGTCATTTTATTCCTGATCCAATCCCCACTCCTGCCTGACCTCGCGGATAGCCGTATCCATCGCCTGGGCAAAATATTGCATGGTGGGGCATTCAACCCTCTCCGGGCAGGTGGGGCAGCGTTGAGTGGACCGGCGCAGTTTGCGGATCAGGCGGTGCAGGTCTTGGGTCTTTTCCAGCACGTTTTTGGTTTCTAGCAGGATTGGGCAGGTAGGGTTGGGGATGCCAGCCACGATCGGCCGAGAGCCAGCCTGGTGAGGTTTTGGGGGGTGATAGGTCATTTTTTACTCCTTAGTTCGGCATTCACTTGTTGGATGGCGATCGAGATTTCATCGGCTAATCCGGCTTGACCCTGGTTCAG